TTAACTTGTTAATGCTTGTAATTCTTGGTCTGTTAATGCGGTGTTGTAAAGTCTTACGTCTTTTACGTTTCCGTAGAAGTCTGATGTACCACTACTTGCTTGAAATTTTAATGTAGTAAGTGTATTAGCAGAGATAGTATTCCCACTTACACTTGAATCTAATTCAATTCCATTAAGATAAACTTGAAAATCATTAGTTTTGTATTTTAAAGCAATTTTATTGTAGGTTAACAAATCATCAACAGTAGTAATAAAACTATATTGAGCAATACCAGCTACAATAACAAAAAACTCTAATCGATTAACGATATTGTCATATTTTATTAATATTCTGTTTGAGGTTGTATTATCCGACAAAGATATAATTCTTGTTGTTAAATCATTAGCCAAAGCACTTATTTCAGCATAAAGCACACCCTCTGTTGAGTTTATTACTTGTTCATTACCCCCATTATTACAAACATCAGCCAACCTTGTTACTGCACTACCTTGTGTTGGTATGTAAGATGTAGCGTAGCTTCCTTGTTCTAATTGTATTCCCCAAGCATAGAAAGAGGTTTCAACGTAAGGGCAAGTTATGTATATTTGAAAACTACCAGAAACTGGTGTAAATTTATAATCGTATCTTTTCCATTCAGATGAAATTGTAAAATCAGAAGAATGAAATGTAGCACCATCAAAGAAAATCAATCTTATATTTGGAGTTCCATTTTTTGCCTTTAAGTAAATACTGTATGTGTATTCGTTATTTGAAACACTTATTGAACCTTGAGTTATTCCACTATATTGTTGCCCAAAAGTATTTATTTGAGATGCCGTATTTGAGCCGTCTGGAGCAGTAGTTGCGTTTTGCACACTTGCACCTCCTTGATTTGATAACCAATAAGTAGATTGTGTTGATATATCTCCACTTGACTTAACTAAATTACTCCTACTCGGCTCTAACAACATAGCACCTTTACTATCATCTTTATAATCTATTCTTGGTTGTCCACTACCAACTGTTTCAATTAAACCATCTTTATTTATAACAGTAGCCTTTGAATCTCTACTAAAATTGAAGGGTAATGGCTTGTAATTCGAGTTTAAATCATTATAGGCAAGGATAGTATCTTTCTTACCATACCATTCTCCGTTACCAAATTTTAATGTGTTTGCCATTTTATAATGTGTTTAAGTTTAATTCTGTTACTAATTCGTTTAATGAACGGTAGCTTGTAAGGTATTCTAATTCTTCGTCTGTTAGTGCAGTATCGTAGTAGCCAATTTCTTTTGTCTTTCCGTAGAAATCACTTGTACCAGTTCCATTATCAAAATTTAATCTATCTACTCCTTGAGAAACTCCACCACTTGTGTCGGTATCTACTTTAAAACCATCAACCCATAAAGCGTGATTATTATTAGCAAAAGAATTAGCACATTTATGAAAAGTAGTAACATCTAAAACTTGACTTTGCATAGGAGCAATCGCAACATTTCCAGTAACTACATTTGATTTTATTCGGTCTGACGTAGTTGTATCAAAATACAGTTGGAAACGTTCAGCGTTAGTTCCGTTACTACCAGTTAAAGCAAGATTTCCTATATTATCAAATGCTTTTGCATTCCAAAATAATACACCTCCATTATTTCCATACACTTCACTATTACCACTTCCATTAGCAGTATCAGCTTGTCTTGTAACTGATGAGCCAGAGGTTGGGATGTAGGATGTTGGGTAGCTGCCTTGTTCTAATTGTGCTCCGTATAAATAAAATTCAACATTATTATTTAAAGTTCCAAAAACACCTTGTCTAACACCAAGAAAAGCTGCTCTTGGAGAAGATGCAGCAGTTTGAGTTATAACATACCTTTTCCATTCAGTAGTTAATGTAATTAATTCATAACCACCACTAATTGAACCCATTATTAATTGGTCTCCATCATTTTTACCTTTTATGTAAAAAGATATAGTATATTCACTACCTTGTGAAATCGTTTGTTGTATCTCAATAGAACTCCTATCTGAAGTAGTTGTTCCACTTCCAACATTTAAAATAACTTCAGTTGCATTTTGTGTGCCATCAGGAGAAATTGCGTTATTTGAATTTATTGTAGGTGCAGTACCTGTACCCAAACCTAATAAACTCCAATATGTATCAAATTTATTTGAATAAGCAATCAAGTTAGTTGCACTATTCTCTAAAAGCAAAGCACCCTCTGTACTATCTTTATAATCTATTCTTGGTATATCATTACCAACTACTTCTATTAACCCCTCTTTGTTTACTCTTGTAGCAATACTATCTCTAGTAGTTGTAAAAGGTAGAGGTTTATAGTTATCGTTTTCGTCATTATATGCTAACGTAGAACCTTTCTTCGTTGCCCAAGTTCCGTTACCGAATTTAAGTTTCTGTGCCATATCTATTCTATTGTGTATAATTGTCCCTCTGCCATATCTGAAAAAGATACCCAAGACGTTAGTTGTTCTAGTTCGCTATCTGTTAATGCTGAATCGTAGTATTGTATTTGTTTAGTGTTACCATAGAAGTCGTTTCCACCCGAACCACCATCAAATGCTAATTCATTTAAAGTACCATCTGAAAAAGTAGAACCACTCGTATCGGTTAAAACTTGAAAACCATTAATCCAAACAGAAAAATCATTTGTTTTATATTTAAAAACAATTTTATTAAATGAAGTAATATCTGATAAATTTGTATAAAAATTAGTTGATGTTGTGTAGTTTGATATTAAATAAAACTGCAATCTGTTAGAAGTAGAGCTTACATTCTGTATTAAAATTCTATTTGCATCTGTACCATCAGAAATAGCTAATCTTAAATTTGATGAAGTAGTTGGGTTTGGATATGCAATCTCCGCCATCAAAACACCTTCTGAATCATTAAACGTATCTGCATCTCCAGAGCCATCAGCAACTTCTGCTGAACGAGTAACTGCACTTCCGTTAGTTGGGATATAGCTTGTTGGATAAGAGCCAACTTCTAATTGAGCGCCCCAAATATAAACACCACTTGTTCCATCTCCTGTAAAAGTAATATTGTTGTTTTTGCTTAAATAAACACTTGTTTTAGCAGATGTAGCATTTAATGTTATTGTTATAGAACATCTATACCACCCATTACCATAATCTTCAATTTTAGAAGCATCAGGTGCTGCAATAAATTCATCTAATATAGTTCCATTTTCTAAATCAAATATTCTTCCTTGAGTTGCAAGTAGTAAACCAACCTGTTTTATTTCATCTGCTTTTGCAAAAATAGAATAAGTATATTTAGAACCTGAAGAAAGACTTGAAATTGTATCTTCCATTCCGTGTGTTCCACTAACTGACGTATCTATTAATTTATCAGCATTTAAAGTTCCATCAAGCGAAATTGCAGTATTAGGAGAAATAGATGACCTAAACTTACTCCAAGCAGCGTTATCAAATTCTTCTGAATAAGGTATTAAATTAGTCCTCTGTGGCTCTAAAATAAGACTAGGACACCCATTTACAACACCATCAATCAAAGGATATTCAAGTCTAGGCACATTTGCAGCAACAGTTGTTATTAATCCGTTTTTTGCTATTCTTGTGGCGCTACTTGATCGTGAAAAGTCAAAATCCCCATCGCCATCAGTAGGAAATATAGAATAAACTTTTTGTGATTTGTAACCGGTTGGTATAAGTAAAAGACTTGCTTGATCCGCTAACGACATATTTTTGTAATTTAAAAACAAAAATACAAAAATTAAAACACTTTAGTTGTTAGTTGTTTTTTCTAACCGCAGAGCCAAAGAAATAACCGAAAATTGATAATACAATTCCTTCACAAATTCCAATCAAATGAATCCAAACTTCTTTGTTAGATTCCGGGATTTGTAAATAAACAATCGCATAAATAATAAAAGCAAAAGCCCCTAAACCAATAACACCGGTTAAATTAAACATAAAATCAAATCCTCCTGACTTGGCCTTTTCAACTTCTCTTTTTCTAGCCGAATTTCTGTCTGCAACTTCTAACCCATATAACTCAATCAGTTCATTGTGCAACTGTATCTTGTCTTGACTTGTCAATTCAGGCTCGTTATCAATTAAATTTTTGACAACTCCTAAAACTCCCTTTTCCGGAAGTATATCGCCAACAAAACCCGGTATTTTTTTTAATATAAATTGACCTACTTTAGTGTCTTTAAATTTTTTTTTCGGCATTACTCAATATATTTATATTCGTCAAACGCATTAAAACTTGGACAAGCCTTTTCGCTAAAATCTCTGTGGCCATAAATAACCGATTTAGAATGCAATTTTTTTAGTGTTTTTAGCAAGATTAAAAGACTTTCTTTTTGTTGTGGCGTTCTAGTATCTTTAGGATCTAAACATTCGTCTAAACCTCCAATATAGCAAACGCCTATCGACATTTTATTTTGACCTCTTGAATGTGCGCCTATTTTCTCAATGTTTCTACCATAGGAAATTGAGCCGTCTAAATGGACAATATAATGATAACCAATATCAGAGAAACCTCTTTCTAAATGCCAACTCTTTATTTCTTCAGCGCTTGTTTTTCTACCTTCCGGAGTTGCGCTACAATGGATGATGATTTTGTTTATTTGTCGCATTGTTTTGCTTTAGAAATGAGATATAACTGTAATTAAAAAGTTCTCAACTGTTGCCGTTGCTCCTGATTTATCAACTCTAACTTGAATTTTACAACCACTTGTTAAAATATCTGTATGCGTAAATAATTGGGTAGTTCTTGAATACCTTACTAAATCATTATTGTTTGCAATATTATCGTGCATAAATTCAACAGTTTTTCCGGTATCAGGAAAATATAAACGTGCGTCAAGTCTTGTATTTGATGCTCCGGCAGTTATATCGAAATCGTTTCTAACAATCATAACTCTACCGGCTCCAACTTCAGAAAAATCTAAAGAGTTAGAGGCTGAGTTCCATAAGTCGCCAGTTACAAAGCTAGGCTTATAAGTTGTAATTGTACCGCTACCGGCCTTGTCATTTGTTAAATCTGTCCAAACATTTGCAGTTAGATTTATTGGAGTTGTCGTTGTTGCAGAATCTTCATAATCAACCCAACCACCTTGCGAATCATACAAAGCATTTACTGATTCTTTAATTTCATTCATATCAGCTGCTACGACTTTGTTTATTCTCGGTAAATCCGAAGTTACATTGTCAAATTTTGCTGAAAAAGTTATTTTAGCCATTTTTTTATTATTTTATTGGTTGTATAATATATCGGTTTCAATGCACTCGATAGATTCATATTGTCCTCCATCTGCTATAATTCTATCTGTATATTGGTTTCTGTACTCTAGTTGCAACTCGCTTTGTAAAGGATCAGTATATGAAACAATTACCGGAGTTACTTGTTGAATCTTATTTGATAGTTCAATTATTCCTCTAAAATAAGTTGAATCTGATAAATCATCTTCTAAATAAGTAACACCATTGTTTTCACTTGTGTAAACATTAAATCCGTTTGGCAATAAATCAATATAGTTTGCTGACCTAGTTCTGAGTTTTTGTAAGCATTGCGATACCATTAAATTAGTATCTAATTGTCCGCCATCATCTGAATAAAATTTTGAAATACATTCTATTCGTGTTATTGTTTCGGTTATGAATGATTGTTGGTTTTGGTCTGTTTCGTCTGTTGAAACTGAATAAACTCTAATTAATGGATAGGTTGCATCCGTTGGAATACGATTGTAAATCGGTACGGCGACATTGTTAATTAAAACATTGCCGTTTAATTTTGCAATAATTCCTTTCCTTACATAGTGAATCGCCTCTAACATCTTATTTTATTGCTTTTTTAATTTCGCCATTTAAACGAGTTAATAATTTTTTTAATCCTATTCTAGCAGATCCAAAGAAAAACGGCTGAGGTTTCATATAACCTGGCTTTGCGCCTTTAAACTGTGCCGCATAACTCTTTGGTATTCCTAGTTCTAGCATATCATCAAAAGTTACAAAAGCACCCGTTCCAAATTCTACATAAGGCGCATATTTTGCTCCGGCTACAACCTCAACAGTTTTGCCTTTCTTTTCTGACCTTATTGATTGCCTTAGTGTACCCTTATCAACTGGTGCAGCTCTTTTTGCAATCCTAGCTATATCCATACCGGCCGAGCCTAATTCTCTTGATAACGTATTTTTATCAAAGGAACGCAAATTGTCTAACTTTTTTTTAAGTTGAGCCAAATCTGATTGGTCGATTTTAATATTCATTCTATTCAGATTTTGTTGCTAATAATTTAGTATAAAAATCTAAATCAAACTCATACTTTTCATTTATACGATAATTCTTTGTACCGCCCTCTAATGTAAATATATCTCCTAACTGAATTAAATCTGCGGTATTTTTACGCATCATTATTTCAATCTGAACGTCTTGCGTTCTTTTACCTAGTTTGTCGCTTATATCTCCGCTAATTTGCTTTAAATTGCACCATACAGTTGCAACCTCTGACAAAGTAGAATTAAACCCGCCAAATTCATCAGGCGACTTAACTAATCGCTTTATTGTTATTTTAGAATCTAGTTTTCCGGCGTCCATTAAATAAACATAGTTTTATAAGACGTTAAAATTTGTCTTGTTGATGTTGGTATTTCTGAAACATTATCTTGCTCAGTAATAAAATCCGCCCTATTATCGTAATACGTTGATATAAGTTGCAACATCGCTTGTTTTACTAAAGAATCATTTATTCCTACTGTTATGTATGTAACTTTTACTTTTTCAGCAGGGCCACCATCTAGTTCAATCGTTTCATTATCTAAACCAAGTATTTCATAATCAGTTGTAGCCGTTCCGTCAATAGTTACCTCTGATATACTAGCAATAGGCCCAAAAGGTAAATCAAACAAACCATTTGTTGTATCTAAATAGTAAGTTCTATTTTTTGGAACAATATCTCTAGAAATATAATTTTCGCACCATATTCTAGCTTGGGAAATCATTGCGGTAATTAAATTATCATCTGCACTTGTATCAATACGAACGTAGTCTTTAACATTTTGCGCCGTTAATATTTCATTCCCGGTAGTTGCGTTTATTTTAATTTGCCTCATCTGATTTGATTTCTTTATATTCAACCTTTAGTTCTTTTGTTTCAAACTTTTGCTTTTCTTTTTTTTTAGATATTTTTGATCCTAAACCTTTTTTAATCCAGTTATCAGCAGTATTTGCGTCTAAATCTATAACATCTCCCTCATTGTAACGCTTGTCTCCTTTTAAAATAGATTGTTTGATTTTTAGTTTCATATTATGAATATTTTTGTAAAGATAAAAAAAAAGCGCCACATTAGTTTGCGACGCCTTTTCGTTGGAAAACAAAATTGAAAACATTTAAAGTTCTGCAAAGTTATTAAAATATTTTAAATATTTAGGCGATGTTAATTCAAATGATTTTCGTTTGCCGTCATTTTTTAAAATAAAGAATCCGTCTTTGTCTCTGTAATAAATAGCAAAAAAATCTACGTCTTTTTTACTGTAAGAGTTTTTCTTTGTATCTCTTAAAAAAACTCTTGTTCTGTTTTTATGATTGTGAACTGATTTAATTTGTACTTTAAACAATCCTTTAGGCGTTTCAATGATGCAGTCATACCTTGAAGTATGTAATAAAGGAAAAGAAACATAAAAGCCGTTTTCCATTGCGGTAGTTGCAAACTTATATTCAGCTAAACATCCAATTTGACTGCTATCCATATTTGTAAAGATAACAAAATAAAAAAAACCCACGTTTTAACGTAGGTTGGTAATCATTTGAAAGCGTTAAGGAGTTACCTATTGGATGCGTTTAAGCAACTAAAACAACAATAATGTTTGCCTAAAGAAACATCAACTCCGCACTCCATACATTCGCTCCTTTCCTCTAAAGAATCTAAATGCTCGTTTAATTCGTGGTCAACTATAAACATAACTTCTTTTTTTCTAGGTAATTAATTTCTCTTTCTAAACAAGTAATCGCCTTTTCTAAATCCTCAATCTCTGTGTCTTGTTTTTTTACTCCCGCCCTTACAATGTATTTAATGGCGTTTCCTCTAGCAAAGGATAGGTTGTAATCGTTTGCTATATCTATAACGTCATAGTTTGCGCCATTGTCGTAGTGTTTTGGTTTACTCATTATACGTTAAATATTAATCCCGTTAATAATCTCACGATGAAATAGCTAGGCGCTAAAATCAATACTAATGTTTGTAGTTTTTTCATTTTGTTTGGTTTTTAAAGGGAGGTTTTTACGCCTCCCGAATTATATTAATATTCTTTTACTTTAAATGCTTTGTACAAGTGAGTTTTTAAAACCACTAGATAGGTTACTTGATATTGCTATACTCACACATTTTATAATAGATATATCAAAGTTAGTATATATAACATATGCTAGTTGCATTTCTACTTTAGACATTGTTACTGTTAATAAATTTTGTGCTTCTTTTGAAAATTCTAAATAATTCATAATTGTTTGTCTTAACGTGGTAGTTTGTTTCCCACCCTCCAAAGATAAAACCTTTTTTGGAATTAAAAAAATATTTTCAGTTTTTTTTAAATTTTTTTTTCATTTTATTCATAACCCCTTGTAAATTAAGGGCATAAAAAAAGACCTAGAAATTAATCTAGGCCTTTCAAAATAAATTATTTTAGTTATTATGGAGTCTCTAATGCTGCGATTGCAGTTGCAAAAGATCCATTTACAAACGCATTTGGAAGGTAGTTTGTTAAAGCAACTCTTTCGCTTACTCTAACAGTTACAAAACCATCTCTTACGTTAGTTCCATCTTCTCTAAAGAATTCAACATTTACACCTTGTCTAACCCATAACTGAGTACCAATACCGAAGTTTCCGATTAAGAAAGTTCCGGCAGCGATAGCAGTATTTTGAATTACTTTTACTCCTGAAAAAGAAGGTTGTAATCCGTTATAAACTTGGTCTTTCAAATATTTGTTAGTTGAATCTTTTAACAATAAGATTTTGTTAAAGTCAGTAGGATTTAACATAATACAGTCAGCGCTATAATTCAATAATGATAATTGATTTAATGCAGCAACGATAACGTCAAACTCATTTGCAGACTCAACAGACTGATAAAAAGCACCACTTGAAGAAACATCAAAATCAGCTGCGTCAGTAATAATACCACTTAAATTAGCACCAGTTCCGTCTCCGCTTAATATTTGAGCATCTTCTACTTCTAAAAGTTTCTCAGGCGCTCTTGCAGAAAGGTATGATGTTAATTGAGGCGTATCAGCTAACATTTCCTCAGAAATACGGAAGTAAGTTCCGATTTTTCTTACGTTAGCATCAGCCGCAGTCATATCAAAGTCAGATTGTCCTAAAGTTGTACCTTCAGCAGTTGCAGCAGCACCATTAGAATATCCTGATTCTTTTACATATCTTACAACATCAGATTGAGTTGATCCAGTCGCTAGTAATTGTCTTACGTGAACTGGTCTTGTTGGGTCAAATTTATAACCTGGTACTCTGTCAGCTGGAATTACCTCTCCGGTAAAATCAGCAGCAACAGTCATATCTGCTTTTAATTCAAATGATGCGCTTCTTGAATTACCTTTTGCAATTCCTTCTACCGCTCCATTATCCAACGCCTCTTTTAAAGCACTTTTAAAAGTTACTTTCTTTTGGCTATTGAATTGTTTTTTGTTTGCTACTTCCATAGCGTCTAAACGCTCGTTTAATTTAGTAGCCATTTCGCTAACTCCTGATTTTACAATCTCGTTAGCTTTTTCAACAACGTTGTTTACAACGTCTGAATTAGATTTTTCAATCTTTGCGTCAATAGACTTGCTTATTCCGTCTATTTGACCTTTTAGTTCTTCGTTCATTTTTTACGAATTTAATGAATTTAATAAATAATTATACACTTCAGAATCATTGCTTTTTACTTCAACATTCGGCGAAGTGATAATCTCTGTCGGCTTCGTGAACTCAATAAATAATGATTTTAATTTTAATACTTCTGCTTCAATAGCGTAACCCATTTCGTCTGAAATGTCGCCTTTGCGCAATAGTTTAGAAAGGCTATCGTATCGTTTAGAAACTTTTTCTAAATCTACGTTTCCTTTAACATCTAATATTTTAGCTTGGTCATTAGCTGCCAATGTAACGGCGCTAATTTCATATAGTTTTACCTCGTTGATTTCTCTATAATCTCCCTTGTCTTGTTTTTGGATTGGTAATATACCTACACTATTTTCAGTTATTACTCCGCTTTTCATTAGTTCAACAACATCTTTTCCAAGTTGCGTTTTAGCAATCTCTGCAACAAAAACTAAACCTTTGTCATCTTCGTAAAGTTCAGTCATTTTACCGATTGGTTGATTCATATCGTGTTGATATAAATATTTAACTCTCGAGCCATTCTCGGCGATTGTCTTTTTGTAAGCGCCTTTCATAATTATATCAGAATCAGAATCTTTGTTTCCAAAGAATGATCCGTACCCTTTTATGATTCCGGCTTTTTCATCCGCATCGATTAACTCTCCAACCGGAGCCGCTTTATAAAGAATTGTGTTCATATAGAAAAATTTTTGTAAATATACGATTTTTAAATTTTTTGATTTGCACCAAATGAAACACTAAAACCAATGTCAGAAATTTCTCCGGTCGCTTGTGCAGTTTCTTTAGGAAATGGCGCTATTGAACAACGGCAATTAATTACCTCACTAGCCGGGCCGCTTGGGTCTCCAGGGTACATCATTAAAGCACCTCCAACCATAAAAGGCTCATTTTGAGGAACTGGCTCACTTGCACCGGCTTCGGCGTGTGTTGACCTAGTTCTGTCATCAAAAGACGCAATCCACTCTTTCATCATATCAGCCGCCGGGAATATTGTGTTTGCAGATTTTAAAGTTGCAAAATTAGCAGCACTTGTTGCCTCTGTTCTAACTAATCGCTCCGCTTGAAACGCTGAATACCTATTGAATTGGCTTCTTAAAATCCTAGTCTTTTCTGCAATACCTAAATTCTGAAAATCAATATCAGTCATTAAATTTTGCGTAACTTTTTGAAGTGTTGCCTTTGCAGTTCCACTTACTAAAGTAACCCTTTCAGCACCTACGGCAGAGCCATAAGACGCAAAAGAATTTTGCCATTCACTAACGTATTGATTTGGATTAACTCCCTTTTTTATGTATTTATCAAAATTTCTTGCATACCATTTGGCAAATTGTAAACCAATATCAGAATATAAATCACGATAAATTTTAAGTAATTCGTTTGTACTAAATAAAAGTTGAAAAGATGTTTGACCACTAGACAAAAAAGATTCTGTTCCTTTATAGTATTGGTTTTTATAGTATCGCCTTACTTTAGAGGATTGCCTTTTTTCGGCTTTGTCCAATTCCTTTTCAAAAGCCTTTTGCCATTTGTCTTTGTCTAACCTCAATTAGTCGTCTTTTAATTTGTTTACTTCTCTTATTGCCCAATCAACCCCGGCAGTTCCACCCCATAAGTTCCAAGCAACGTAGCCGTTGTCCTTCCAAGGCTCTCCCTTATATTTAGGATCTATCTTTGCGTTTTCTCTGTGGCGATTAAATTGTGCCATTCTTTTAACAACATCTAAAGAAATATTATCTCTGTTTGCGAGTTGCGATGCTCTACGCCAACCGACTTCTGTTCCCGCAGTAACAACATCACGCCCATATTTTTCACGCCATTCAATCATCCTTTTTGCGTTGTTGGTTGCAGATTGAGGATAATTATTATAGGTTTCAGCCTTAATTATTTCGTTTTTTTTTTGACTTAAAAACTTGTTTACGTCTAAATCTATTGGCTCAATAGGCAAATCAATATCGCTTGGATTTGTTGGAATTAAATTAGCCGGAATAAAATAATCGTCTAACGTTGTATTTTCTTCATCCTTACCATAGTTCATTGCATAACGCTTTTCGTTTGGCGTAATCCACCACGCTTTAGATAATTGATCAACTACCTTTTCAGTTTCCTCTTGCATCTCGGGAATTACAGAAAAATCAAACTCAATACAAAGTTTGTCGCCATATTTAGGCGCTAACCATCTATTTAGTTCGTCTTTAATTTTTATTAGTTCCGGGATAACTGCGTTTTGATACAATGCCTTTTTAGCCTCTTTCATATTGTTATAAGAGGATGATTCAGTATTGTTTAGTAATTGCACCGGTACATTGTAGATATTACATAAATCTTTTATTGAGGCGTTGTATTGCGCTATCAAAGAAACATCAGACGCATTTAATCCAAAATTAACCCAAGACATTTTGTTTGGAGTTATAATAATATCTCCGGCATTGTCCGAGCCTTGGTGCTGACGTCTGAATTTATCTTTTAACTGTTGCGCTTGTACCTCGTTAATATCGCCCATCTCAGAAGTTAGTAAACCTCTTGCAGTTTGGTTTTGTAAGTATTTTACTCCGGTTTGTACCGCCTCATTGTTTGTTGTTAATGAACGCAAACCCGCTCTTAATGGCGATTGTCCGTACATATGCGATCCAGTACCATCATAGTAAGGATTGAAGTCTTTAATGTGGCATATTTCAGATGCGTCAATGTATTTTGTTCCGTTGTATTCTAATTTATATTTAGATACCGGCTCCATTATACCATTAGATATAATTTCCATCACTTGCGACGGCATAACATACAACTCAGTAAATTTGCCAACATTTGCTCCCGTATCAGGGCCAATTCCGTAAATGTATCTATTACCGGTTAATTTACCAAAAGCAATCAATTCAGTTAGCCAAGCGTTGTAAGATTGTGCCGGATTTGGTCGCTCTAATATTTTATGTAATTCAGTATCTTGTAACTCAATCAATGCGTTTTTTTGCAATAGAGACGCCTTTTGAATAGACGCTGCATCCATCATTCCGGAAGTTAAAGCCTTATATCTTTTATAATCGTTTTCATTTGTCTTTTCATAAACTTGAAACGGAATTGTTGTTGCCGCCTTTGTGATTAAATTTATCAAAGAATATATTGTTGCATTTTTCTGATACCCTTGCGTAATATAAGAATCATCGTTCTCAGTATTCCAAAGAACAGAATTACCTAGCCAGTTATAAATGGCTCTGTTATATTGCTCGTTTGTGTTTTGATTTTTTTTTGAAAAATTGAATCGGTCAAAGAAAGATGCCATATTTTAAAGTAATATAAAATTTTCGTAAAAATACAAAATTTAAAATTGTTTTTAAACTACAAAAAAGTTGTTAATTAAATTCCTTTCAATAGCGTAGGAAGTTACGTCAATATGCTCATCGTGTTTAGCGTTTGGAAACGTGCTTACTTGTTGTAAAAACGCATCATTCCAATTATCTTTAACTAGAAAAACTCTACCGCCTTCAATAAATGGCGAAGATGCTCTCGCTCGTTCGATTTTAGAGTACCTAACAAAGTTTGTTTTTATTTCTGATACATTGTATCTAGTTTCACGCCTTAATAGCTGCACAAGCGATTTTCCGGATGCTTTAGGCTCGACTAATATTTGTGATATTGGAACGCCACACGATTGCACAAAAGAAGTGACAAAGTTTTTTAGTTCAGGCATTTCTAGGTACTTGTCAATGCTTTTAAATATGTAAAGATTGTCGCCACTTTTACCGCTGATTTGTATTCCGGTAGGGTCGTTTCTTGTGTCTTTAGTATAAGCGCCATCAATATACATTTCAAAAGATATATCGCTCGGTAACTCTGCTCTGTGTATAACATTAAACCAATCTTTGCGCCACTCTCCACCCTCTGGAGGCGAAGGGATTTGTAAATACTGACCGCTAAAAGTATATCTGTCCGCTTGGCGTATTGCTTCGAGTTCCTCAAAAGAATGTTTCTCAGGCCATAACGCATTATTATCGTCATCTAATGCCGCCAACTTTAAATGATGCCATTGCTCCCCACTTCCGCCATCTAATAAATAGCCACTCAAATCATCTTCGTGTAACCTTTGCATAATAACAATAATAGGAACATTTCTATCATTAACCCTTGACCGAATAGTTGTATTGTATCGATTGTTTATAAACGACCGCCTAACGTCTGATAATGCGTCATCAGGTTTTAAAGGATCATCAATTATAATTGCTCCACCGGTACCGGCACCAAACCCGGTAATTGCACCCCCGGAGGATGTTGCATAAACCCCACCGCCCTCGGTTGTGTACCATTTCTTTTGTGATTGTGAATCTTTTTTTAGTTGGAGATTCCAAATTCTTTGGTAGGCGTCTGAATTAATATATTCTTTTGTCATTGAACTATTATCTAGCGCCAACGAATCGGAATAAGATAAATGAATAAATTTTGCTTTTGGGTTTTTTGCTAGTGTCCAGGCGATATACATTTTAACGGCTAACTCAGTTTTTCCGTATCGTGGAGGTATATTAATTATAAGGCGCTTTATTTCGCCGTTATGTACTTTGTGTAATGTGTTGGCTAATGTTCTATGAAACTCTGCTGCCTCGAATTTATTTCCGGTATTCTCTTTGAAAATATAACGAGTAAAAAACAAAAGCGAATCTTCACATTTTTGTTTAATTATTTCGTTAATATTCATCGTTTAGAATGTCGTCTATTTTCTTTTTTGCTTCGTTTGATAGTTTACTTGTACTAACCTCTGCGGTCATCTCTACCTCTTTACGTTCTACATAACCACGCTTTTTGCCTTTGGTTTTTAAATAGAATATTGTTGCAGTTGTGTTTCCATCTTTTATTTGTTGATGCAATTGTGATTCAGCAAAATCTAAAGTTAGGTTTTGTAGTTCATCAACGGACGATTTAAAGTCTTGGTCATTGTTGTAATACTTATAGAATGTACTTCTATTGCAATCAACTATTTTACACGCCGTTGTAACTACTCCTAACGATTTTTCTAACGCTTCTAAAAGATTCCTTTTTAATATGTCGGTTTTTGTTGCCATATCGCAAAGTTAAAAAAATATAAATACATAAAAAAACCTCCCATTTCTGAGAGGTACAAACTTAAATTTTATGAAAAGAATTTTAAACTTGGTCGTTTAAATCCTCTGCTAAATTAAAACTTTTGTTTTGATTGTGCAAATTTTTTATAATTCACATAATCTAACATCTTCGATACAATCTTGAATTGTATCATATTCTACCTCCTCCTCCAACTGATTATCATAGCTATAAAAATTAATTTGGTCAAAATTAGATCTACCTTCAAATATTGCAATAGTAATACCATCCTCAAAAGCAATATAAACATATCCAGAGTTAGAATTATAGCTAATTTCCATAACATCATCTAAATCTAAGTTGTGTTCATTAGAGAAGTTAATTAAGGCCGCTAAACTAATTAATTGATTTCTAGTAAAATTTTTGTTTTGTAACATAATATTTTCTTTTTTGTTATTAATAATACCCAAAATTAAAAATATTTTTTTAATTAGCCAAATAAAATTGAAAGTTTTTTTTTAATCTAAGCCTTTAAATGCTTTTAATGGGTAAAAAACTAAACTATTTCTGTAGCCGTCTTTAGCAGTTGGAACTATTGGCGTAACTCCGTGGACATTTCGCCAAGCCGGATAAACTAACATAGAATTATCGCAACTGTCCATAGTAGCATCGTAATCCGGAACAGTTGTATTGCCTCCGGTTGCATTATTTTTTTTTGCTATTATTACATTCACACATCCTTTTATATTTCCATTATCTCTATGGAATGGTGCCGGGATATTGTAGTTTGATATGCTACTAGTAAACAATTTTCCAAACCTCCATTGTTTAGGAACATTTTGCTCAATTAATTCTTTTTGATTTTTGTAAACATTTGGAATAATTTTTTGTATCAATTTTTCACTTTCGTTACATAACATAAGCATAGCTTTAATGAAAGTTTGCGCAGTTTTAACATTGTGAACACTACTAATAGTGGGGTAGGGCCTACGCATATGTGGTTTTGGAGGAACACTTCCTATAATTGTGCTATACTGTAACACTTCTTTGTCGGAATCAGCAAAACCGCTAGATCTTTTCATTACACTTTTAGGAACATTCTTACTTCTTAACTCTTGATTAGCTAAAGCTGCTAATTTTGACGCTTTTTCAGAATGTTTTGATATATCTTTGATGTAAAAACCAATCGCCTCGTCTCCATCATAAAAAACAACATCCTCTGTAATATTTGGATTTATATGTCCGCAAATATCTCCTATTTTTGTATTATGCTCTATTTTTGATAATTGTAGTTTTTTCATTTTATTTTTTTTCTTGTTTTAGTTTTTCTATCAACATCATACCAACGTAAGCACCTTGCTCTCTCCAGTATTTGACTAACTCAAACGCTTCCTCATAATGCTCTAATTCAAAAGGTATCTGTATTGCTTTTTTAACGCCGTTTTTCATATCCTCTAAATCAGATGAAAAATCTTCATCATCTAAAATGGAGTAATCAACATCTTCCTCTGGCTGCCAAACGTCAAGGCCCCAGTCTGCTAATTGTTCAGTATTCCACTCATTTGCTAGTATATCCCAATCCCACTCCCCAAAACCTACATTGTCTTTAACAATAAATTCTCTTTTTTGTTCTTCTGTCCACCCCTCGGCAATATCAATCCAAACCTCAAACAACCCGGCCGACTTACACGCCTTTAAACGCATATTTCCGCCAAGAACAATCATATTTTCATCAACTACTATTGGCCGTTTCTCTAACATCTCAGGAAACGCCTTAATTGACTTTACTAATTTTTTAAATTTGGAATCTTTTATAAATCTAGGATTGTCCGGATTTTCTTTAACCGACGCAATATTCACTTTTTGTTTCATCTGTTATTTTATTTGCTACTGATCTTGTGTAAACCAAACAAAAGAAATTCCAACCACCGCAATAAAGAATTGCAGACAATGTTCTGTTTCTCCGGTTAAATCTGTTTCGCCAAAATCGTCATCCATATTGGAGTTCCAATAATTAGCGCCAAAGCAAATGCCGAATAAAGCAAAAATAGTTGTGTTGAAGTTTATGTTCATACTTGCCAGTATTTTTTGTAAATATACAAATATAATTCTATAACTTTTTTTTGTGCTTCCTCTTGTGTGTATATTTTTGGCGATACTTTTTTGTCGCCATTTTCGTTAATTTCAACTTTCAAACCTTTTTTTGTAGGTAAAACGCCAACAGTAATATTGTTATTTATGCACCATTGCATTGCCTTTCTATGTTGGTCTGTTTGCGGTATGTTTATTTTTTTTGTTTTAGGCATATTAAAATGGTACATCGTCATCAGTTACAACTTCAAACCTTTTTGTATTTAAATCTACATCCCTATAAACACCGCCGTTTTTAAAATCAGGCGCAATATCAAAGTCTCCTAGTTGTCCGTTTTCTTTTCGTTTTACTTTTTCAACATACATTTTCACAATATCAGAATCAAATTTTGTACGTTGTCCTATGCACCTATAAACTATTAATCCGTTGTAGGCCTTATTAAAAAAGTCAGCTGAGCCACTTATATCATACAAAGTTGGCTTTTTATAGTTTCCGTTTTCGCTTTCTATTTTTCTAGGGTGCGCAACTAAAAACAAATGTGTATTTGTTTGCTGACAAAATTGTGTAATTTCTGATAATACTTTTCCGATATAGGAATGGTCTCTTTGTGCCGAATGGTCGAGCATATTCCAAGGGTCAATCACGCAAACATTAATTCCTTTTTGAAATACCAATTCTTTAAAATGGTTTAATATTGCTTTTAAAGTTAAATTTTCTAAATCTATTTTAACCCAATAAAAATGGTCTTCAATAAAATCTTTTGTGTTGTTTAATTGGTTACTATCGCAATTTGTTTCGTTTAATTTGTTTGCTATTCTTTTTATATGTCCTTCGTATGGGAATGATTCAGGAGCAAAAATTGCGCATCTCATATCGTAGGTAGTTGCTAGGTTGCAAAATATTTGATCCATAACATCAGACTTTCCTGAATTTGGTATTCCGGTAACAACTGACCACTCTCCTAAAGACATTTTAAAATATGTATCAGAGTTTGGCAAACCTATTGAATAGTTTTTAACTCCCGCCTCATTATAATTTAAAACCGATTGCCAAATATCATCAACATTTAAAACGCCCTCTAAAGGAAAGTTTTTAGCGCCTTTTATAACATTCCTTAATGTTTCTGCTCCCTTAGATATTAAAATCTCGTTAGCATCGTTATAATCGCCAAAATCAACGTATTTACAACGATATGCTCCAAACCTTCTTGCAAGTTCTTTTCTGAGTTCAATTCCCGGATTGTCGTTATCTGTGCAAAGTATTATTTCTTTTTTATCTTTAAAGTATTGCCAACAGTTGTCCAAATATTCTAGTCTTTGGCTTCCTTTAGATGCTCCATTTGGAACAGAACAAACGGAATAAATACCCGCCTCGTGTAAAGTTAAAGCATCCATTTCTCCCTCAACAATATAAATTTTGTCCATTTCTTTAATATTGTCAAGGCCATAAAATATAAGTTCGGCGCCTGAAACCATTTTAAAATTCTTTTGCGAATCTCTATATTTTACGTTTACAAGTTCATTCTCTCGGTAGTAGTTAAAGTTTACGGCCCTACGCTTTGCGTTTACTTGCGGAAAATATTCCATTGATTGCCCAACCTTCCAATGTTTTAAAGTTTGCTCTGTGATGCCTCTACCTTTAAACCATTCAATAACTGGCTCAGAAATATTTAGTTTGATTTTTTGAGGAACAATATATTCTTGCTTTTTTTCAAATTTTGTAGTACCACCCCAACCGCAGTTGTGACAATTCCATAAACCTTTGTCTAAGTCTACTGACAAACATTTATCACGTTTGTTTTTTCTTGTATGGCTACACTTTGGGCATTGTGTTTTAATTTTGCCAGTCGTTTTATTACCGACATCAATATTGAAGTCTTTAAATGTTTTCATTAAGTTTTGTTTGTTTTCGCTAAATTAGAAAAAATATTTTAAATATTAAAACATTCTTATTTGTTGTTTGTGTTGTTCTATTCTTTTCATTGCTGCTTCGTAATACTCTTTGTCTAATTCACAAGCAGTCAAGTCATATTTTAAGTTATGACAAGCAATTGCTATTGAGCCAGAGCCAAGATGTGTGTCTAATATTTTATCTCCCTCTTTAGCATAATTCATTAATAGCCATTCATATAGTTTAACTGGTTTTTGTGTTGGATGAATGCGTATTTCTTTGTTTTTCATATCTCCCTGAATCATACCTTGCCATTTAAAATTATATTTCCTAACTGCTGTTTCAAAACTTGTATATGCTAATTCACAATCTGCGAAACTATTATTACCATTTAATTTATCCCAAACAATCCAGCAACTACTATCAAAAGGAATTTTAGAAATAAAATGATTTGCACCCCAAATAATTTGATTTTTAGAAACTCTCTTTAATTCTGAAAAATATTCTATTTCTGGTGCACATTGTTTCCATAAAGCATTGTTATATTTTTTTTGTTTTGATATTCCACCCCCCTTTCCAGATGTATAACCTCCAACGATATTATCACTACCATAAGGAGGGTCAACAATAGCCAAGTCAAAATGATTATCCTCATACCTTGCCATTAACTCTATATTATCTTCATTTGTTATTTTCATTTTTTCATTTATTTAAATCTAATATTTGTTTTTTTAAATCATCAATCTTTTGTTGCTTTAATTCTGATAAAAATTTAAGTCTTAAAATATCTAATTTACCAGGTAAAAACCAATCATCAGGATATGTTACCTCTAAATATCTCTGTATTTCTTTTAATGTTTCTTCCATCACTTTAATTGTTTTGATTTATTAATATTTATTGTCGATACTTCTTTGTTTGTTAAATTGTTGTTTTCAAAGTCTGTTGTTTTTGGCAGAGGTTTTTCAAACCATTTCAATTTTAGATCCTCCAACTCAAATAAAAAAATTCCTTTCGGTGTGCTATTTATGTAAATTGGAACATCGCCAAACTTTTTTGATTCTTTTATTAGATATTCGTATTTAGGTTTTTCAATTATTAGTTTGTCATAATGCGCAGCTCTGCACTTTAGTTCGATTCTGTTTTTTGTTTCAATATCGTAACAATCAGATTTTGAAAAATTATCGCTTGTATCAACTAACAAACTATAATAGTTTTTTGATAACCAATCAAACAAATCAGATTCGCGCCATTTAGATAGGCTTTTACTTGTTGCCATCTATAACGTATTTTTTTAATTCTTGAAACTCGTTTGTTTGCAATGTCTGCTTTATATTAAACTCGTACAACTCTCCGCCTTTTGTTTTTGCGCCTAATTCTTTTTGACCAGTTGCCGGGGAGGTGTAAATATAATATTCAATAATACCTTTTATTTTATTATAGCCTATTGGCTTGGTTTTAGAGCGGTAATCATCCATAAACCTATCAATGTACTTTATGCCGTTTTTATCTGTGTTTCTTAATTTAAGAATACTTAAAAAGTTTTTCGCCCAAAATTGGTCATCTCTTAAATCTTTTGCCACATTGTAAACATCTCGTAAATTATATTTATCAATACGCTGAATTTTATCTAAGCACTCTAACCATTTATTTTTTTGTGCTTTTGTTTTTGGTCTATAATTTAAAGGAAAAAGGCTTATAAAATGTGGAAACGCCTTTTCAGTAATCTCAGTAAATATAGGCGCTTTTACATTTTGTACATTATTCTTTTTTATATTATTTATATTATTATATTTATATATAACCTTGCGCTTTTCGTCAATAGGGGTATTGATCTTTTCGTCAATAGGTATTGCGCTTTTCGTCAATAGGGTAGAAATGTAAATTCTTCTCTCTTTTATGTTCTTTGTTCCCTTTTCATAAATCATTTTTATTTTTAGAAATTTATTTCTTTCTAAATTAGAAATCCATCTTGAAACAGTAGATTTTGAAACCTGGTAAATTTGTGAAAAATATTCATTAGAGGCGTAACAATAGCCTTTTTCATTTGCCAAGGCGGTTAATTCGCCGTACATTAATTTTTCGTTAGCCTTTAAATTTTTAGCGTATCTTACCTCTGCCGGTATAACGGCATAATAGTTTTTCTTGTTTTCCATTTTGAAAAAATATTTTTACAAATTTAGCTGATATTTTAATGAATCGCAAAATTTTCTTAGTTCTTCAAAGATTTTTTTAAAATCTTCCAAAGGTATTTCGCTATCCTCGTACTTATACCAAAGCAACTCAATCAGTAAATCAAACTCAACTCGTGTTGATTTTCCGATATAACTATAATTAGTTATTTTATCTGTTGTTGAACTTTGGGTATATCTTACTTTTTGTTTTTCAGCGTCAAAGTAGATGGTTTTATATTGCATTTTTTTTTAATTTTTAAAGTAATTATCGATAGCTTCTTTACAATCGTCAAAGTTATTTAACCAAATAGCCTCCCAATTGCATTTTTTAAGCCATTTAAGCCATTCTTTTTGCTTTGGTGTAGGTTTGTTATACTTATATTTTAATTCTATCGCTAAACCGCTTCTTTTTGAGTTTGGCGTAAAAATAAGTAAATCAGGAATACCCGGCTTTGTGCCAAGATATTTTAATTTGTATTGTTCAAAAGGCGACCTTTTACCCTCATTCATAGGGTGCGTAAAAATTGCGTTCGGATATTGCATCTGAATATAATTAATCACGGCTCTTTGGAGTAAATCCTCGCCCTTTAAATACTTTTGATATGGATTTGTCCTAGCCATTAAATTGCGTTGTCTAAAACTCCGATTAAATGTCGTATTTCTGAGCGCTCCATTGTAAAAAAAATAATATGGTTTTCCTTACAAATTTTAACTTTGTAATAATCTTTTTTGGTTTGCTCAATTTTAATTTCTAATTCGTCCATAGTAAAGGTTTTTTATTTTCAGTTAATGTTTTTGTAGTAATTAAATCGTCAGATTCAAATTCTGCCAACAACTTTTGTTTTTCTTTTTTATCTAAATAATCGTTTCTTTTCTGTCTTAGTCTTTTTAACTTTATTAAAAGAATATTCATTTCACTTTCAATATCAGAAATTACAACCTCTTGATTCGCCATAAAAAAAATTCCCTCGATTTTGTTGTACATTTCTTTAAAGTGTGGGTCATATCTCAACAAGTCTTTTGCCGTCCTAACGTGATGGACTACTGTTGCGTGATTCATACCTAAAAAACTTCCAACCTTTGCATAACGAAAACCTTTTACTTCATAAAAAGCCAATAAGCAAAATATTTTTTTTACATCAACAACCTCTCTAATTCTACTTTTTGATTTAGGATCAAACTTTAAATTTCTGATAATTAAGTTTCTTAATAATTCTAAATTTTCAATCATATATGTTTTTTATAAAATTAAACTTCCATCCTCTGAAAATTCATTCCAAGAGTAACCTGAAACAATTCCAGTTTCTTTATATATTTTCCAATCGCCAAAGGCTCTTTTCCAACCTCTACGCCCTTGGTCAATCATTTCCTCACTTAATCCGTAAACCTCTACCGAAAAAGGATAGTTAGTTTCAACCGCTATAAATCTAAAATTTTCAGCCGGTATTCCTAACATATCAGAATAAAATGCGCATTGTAAGTGATACCCATATTTGTAAACGTCTCTTTTAAACGCCATTGGTGCATTATCTTGGCACGTTTTAACATCACTAATAAAGTTCTCAACTCTATTTAAACAGTCGGGCCTCACTCTAACTTGCAAACCCTCGTGTTCTAAATAATGCGACAATTCAATTTCGCCTTTGCAGTATTTTTGTGCTAAATCGTGATTTCTAAAGTTGTTAAGAATCGCAGTTATTTTTTGATGCTCATCAAATCCAACTAATTGTTTTCCTTCAGCCTTTTCTTTCTCAATGGCAAATTGCTCTTTTCCCGCCTTTGTACGTCTGTCAATCTTTGGCATAACGTGAAAGTCTTTATAATACAATTCAGGCTCTAGCATTGCGCAATGTACCGCAGTACCCAACGCCATTGCAGATGATTCAAAAGGCTTTTGATTTAAAAAGTGATAAACTGATTTTTTAAATATTGCTTTTAACCCTGATGCGCTTATTCCAGGCGATGAGTGATAATCCTCGTTTGTGTCAAATAACGCTTTTACTTCTTTTTGTTTTGTTTCCATTTGTTTTTTATTTAACGATTGATGTTATAAAAAGAATAATTATTGCCACTATTACTGATAGCAATAAATAAGTTGTTAATCCTATTCTAGTTTTTGATTTATTCATATTTCTACAATCTATTATCACAGATATAATCTGTTTGTTCTTTTAAAATTTGTTGTAATTTTTCGTTTTGTTTTCCTAATTTTTTGTTTTGTTTTTGCAACGCTTCAACTTGCATTGTTAAAAATTTAATCAATTCTTTTTCCATAATTTAAGATTTTAAATGTTAATATTTGCCTAAATTAAAAAAATACTTTCAATTAAAAAAATAATTTATAAAAAAAAGCGATTCCAATTTGAAACCGCTTATTGATTTTTGTTTGTCAATTACCTAAAATGGTAAATCATTTACTGGCGCTGCCGCTTGTGCTTTTTGCTCAGTTTGTGCCTCCGGTTTCCAAGTATTAACAGAAACAGAAACATCCTTTCCGTATTGGTCAGCCTCTTTTTTATCGCTGATATTTAGCTTTACATACTTTTTTCCTTCATATTCAAAAATATGTTCTGCCGGTAGATTTGACAGATTAATTGTTACGGCTCTAAAAGTTCCGTATTCTCCCTTTACTTGTTTACCGCCTCCGCAGTAGATTGTCTCTTTACTCATTGTTTTACTATTTTAAATTAAACTTATTTATTATTTGTTCTCTGTAATCTTTTTTCATTTTATACGCAATTAAAACCTTTTTTGATTGGTCTTTTGTACCCTTTAAAGTTGCGTTTAGTTGTGATTCAGTTAGCCATTGTCTGTCGTCTGTTGGCGTTTTTGTAGTTGGTTGGTTATCTGATTGGTTTATGTGTTTAGTAATATCCCAAACTTTTTTTCCATTATAATCAACTACATTTGGGTAATTGTTTGAAGTTTTTGCAACATCTGCTTTTAAGTAAACCATTTTTTTAGAATATAAAAATCTACCAATTCCAAATTTAACTGCTGCCCTTTTAAAAGCGTCTGAACTTTGACCTTTTTGCGCTTCAACATTACTTTCGCTTCCGGCATCAGATCTTTTATATTCAACACCATCAGCGTAAATTGTAATTTCACAAAAAAGCATCCCATTTACAGAGTAATATCTATCTGACCAATTACAGTGATTATCAAGAACATCTTGAACGTCTCGGCTATCAATGTAGGCAACACAAGTCGCTTGAGCCTTATGTTTACTAAAACTTTGCACCCTCCATTTATAGGGTATTTCTTTTTTTAATTCTTGTTGAATTTCTTTAAATGTTTTCATAAAATTTAAAAATTTAAGGTTAATTCTATTCCGTTCAAATTAAATTCTGCGCCTTGTAATATTGACACTTCATTAATTGTAAAAGATTTAGGATTTTGTAAGCGTGATTTAAGTGTTGGCATTGTGCAATTTAGCAACCTACAAACATCATAACGCTTTAAATTTAGCCGTTTCATTTCGGCTTTAAAGTTGTTTTCAAACATATTTTCTATTTATTTTGTTACGCAAAAATAAAAAAAAACTTTCAAATAAAAAAATTATTTTTAAAAAAACCGCCGAATAACAAAGTTGTTAAACGACGGCTGACAAACAAAACAAAAGAAAAAAGTTTAATTTATTATGTTAGTTGTTGGTGTATCGTCATCATTGTTTGGTAAATGAGATACAACTTTAAACTCTGCATTTTTTACGTTATAAGTAAGGCCATCAATTATTGATGATTGTGGATCAAATTCATTAGCTGAAAAGTAATGCCATATTTTATTATGAATAGACATCGGCTCTCTTTTTAAGTTTCTAAAAGTACCGGTGTATCTTGTTACAAAGTTTCTGTAATCATTGGATATATTTTTTCCTAAAACAGTCATTAAATCAATACTAAAAGGCTTAAAAGATGTTTGAGGATAGGCGCCTCTTGTTCTAAAATACCCTGATTTTTGGTCAGGTATTCTAGTAACTTTTTTAATGTTAGTATTTATTCCTACGTTAGTTAATTTAGAAATAAATTTTTGGTCAGATTCACTAGCCGATGTTTTAGATTGTAGGATTTGAAAATTATCATAATAAGTTGTGTCATATTCAGTATTTGAACATTGTGTATTGGATATAAAAAACTTAATAGTTGCGCTTGTACTTGCACCAATGTTTATATCAGTATCATTTAAAGCAATATTAACATCAATCCACTTATTAGCAAATTCTGTTGTTATTGTATTCGTGCCAAAATAAGTTGATGAAAATTTGCCAATTTCAGAATTCCAATAATACCCAGTACCATTTACAAACGTAAATATTGTATAACTTAAATTTGATGAAATATTTGGATTTTGTGAATTTAAAAAATGAACATAATATTTTACTTTACAAGTAAAGTCAGAATATTTTACCTCTTGTGGATTAAAAGCATCAGTTTCAAAAGAAAACATTTGCGTAAATCCAGTAGTAGGAGCAAAATCTGCTAGTTTCATTGACCGCCTACCTTGAAAGGATATTTCATCAGTTGCAATTTCTGCGTAGTATGGTAATGCAGTTACCTCAAATGTACAAGGAACACCAATACCACCATCAAAAATGCTTAAAATATCTCCTATTAAGTAACCAGTTCCATTAGTAACAACTACAAGAGATTGCACTCCGCCTCCTGAAATAGTAGCCTCAACGACCATACCGCTTCCACTACCATCATAAATATTATAATTTCTAGTACCACTTGCAAAACCACTACCTGGATTTGTAATGTTTAAAGTAGGCGGTAAAGAGGTATTAACAAAAATATCAAAACCATAATCTCCATACTCAAAACCTGAGTTATAAAATGCGTTTTTTGTTTTTAAATATTTTCCAAGAATATGAACTTCAGATGCCGGTTGTAAAAATTCCCTTGACAAACTGTTTCCGGTTTGTATTAAATCTTTTTTATTACTGTAAAGAACTTGTTTTCTTTCTGTTCCAATATTAGCACCTAAATAATTATATTTTCTAAAATCTAAATATTCTTTTGAAGTGCTTTCTAATTGTGTTGTAATTTTATCTCTTATGCCAGTTGGAGTTGTTCCGGATTGCACCTCATTGTAAATCATATCTTTAACGTAATAGTCAAAAATATTTGTTACTTCAACGATATGCCATTTATTATAAGATTGGAAAATTCTTAAATTATATTGTCTAAGTATTAATTCAAGTTGTTCTTTTGCATTTAGCAATCCATAATCGCCAGTCATTTCATCAAATCCAAAATCTAAAGTTGTAATATTTTCATAATCAGTAGACGCAAAAGGTAAAAATGTTCTAAATTTTATGTCTGACGCTATATGAATATCTAAATAAAGATTTAAATTTTCTAATATTTCAGTAATACGTTGCAGATTTGTTTTGCTTATTGGCGCATTGTTGTTATTATAGCCTATTGGACTATCAAAATTGTTTAAAGTACCTAAACCATCAAAAGCGTTAAAACTTACCGCAAATGGCGGTGTAATCATTTTCTCTTTGTATCTGTCTACAACTAAAAACCCTGACCAATATTCTGCCCAATTAGCAATATTGTGTTCTGTAATTTTATCAGAAATACAACCAATTGATTCAAAAGATCCTCCTACATTTAAAACATTACGTCTAAAATTTGTTGATGTTGTTAGTGTTGGGTCAATAGTATTTTCTACGCACTCAATAGATTCAATACTTCCTCCATCATCTGAAACCCTATCAGAATATAAACCGCCTTGTGTTTGATTGTAATAAACGACAACTTTATATTCTCTTTCGTCAAACTTGTAAAAATCATCATAAGTAACGTCATCGGTAACAAATAGATTTAATTGACATTTTGAGCCTATAATTGGACTATAAAAATCGTTAGATGATTGCCAAGATATTGAAACCGGATTTGCCCCTCCAATAATTGGAAGTATATCGCCGGTATAATCTTTTTTTAATATTTCAATTTTTTTCCCATATCCTAAAACATCGGAAAATTCTAATCTGTATTTTACGCCGTATGCCATTCTTTTTTTTTAGTAAACCCTTACCGCAGTTTCGTTTGCTCTTTCTATTGCAATCAATAAATCTTGTCCATCAACTCTAACCTCTCCCGTTACGTTTATGTTTCCGCTTTCTCTACTTTTTCCTATCATACCTTGCAACTTATTCAATGGCGCTATAACCTCAGGATTTTGTCTTGCACCAGGATACTCTCCAACCAATCCCATTGTCGGGCCGCTTACAATTCCACCATTTGCAAAAGCAGTTGTTCTTCCACCACTTGAGCCAATTTTTTGTGCCCCAGACCTAAAGGCAGTTCCTAAAGCAACTAACGCAATACCCCCGGCTATTGCTATTGCGGGATGAATTGATTCTAATGCTTTTTTTATTGCTTTTAAAGTAATACCAGTCCCAATAGCCAATTTTCCTAGTTGAATTGCCATCCCCCCAATAGCTCCCAAAAGAACTTTTGATAATTTACCAGCTAAGTTCCCTCCACTTGATATTGCTTCTCCTAATGCAGACCCTATTCCTGACGCAATATTTCGTAAACCCCCCGTTACAATTTGTCCGGCTCTTTGGAAAAATTCCTCCGCTTGTTGTAGTGCTAATAGTCTATTTTCTGCTAAAACCGCTTGTTGTTCATCCATTAGAGTTGGGATCAATGCAGTATCGGCTGCAATCATATCGCTTATAGGCGTTTGAATTCCCGCACCGCTTACTCCTTCCGTTGCAGTTGTTGCCATCGGTCTTGTTGGAACGCCACCATTTCCGCCACTTACACCACTTGGAGTAACTCCACCTTCACTTGTTCCGGCACCACTTACCGCCATTTCAACCGGAACAACTATTTTTGCGATTGTTTTTTGTTGTAACGCTTCATTGAAATTATCTACAACAGAACTACCTAATGTTGAGGCGTCTGTTTTAATAGATTCAAATGCGCTTGTGACGTTGTTTTTTAATCCATCTGCTAAATCTGTAAACCCTTGAACAATTTTATCTTTGTCAAAGGTAAAAATGCCCATAATAATATCGCCAATGCCCTTAAATAAAGTCATAAAGTTTTTTGCAAAGGTTTTTATTATTGTAGAGAAAGTAGAAAAAACAAACTTTCCAACGGCTAACATATTTTTAAAATTCATTATTAACGAATCAACCGCTAATTGAATAGGCAATGAATTGTTGTACAATTCTATAAAATAGTTTCCTATTTTTACTAAAGCGGATTTTATACCCGCCCAATTTTTATAAATTACAACTGATATTGCAGTTAATCCGGCAACTATTAAACCAATCGGCCCCATCATAACAGATAATGCTGTTCCAATAGCCGGTGCCATTGTCATAAGTGTTCCCAAAATATAAATTACCGGGCCTAAAGCCGCAGCGATACCCGCAAATACTACTATTAATTTTTTTGTTGATGGACTTAATTCTGCGAATTTTTGTAACAATCCGTTTGCAAATGATACTAATTTAGTAAATACTGGCAATATAACTTGACCAAACTTCGCAGATAATTCTTTTAAAGACTCTTGGAATATTCTCATTTGATTTGCAGCACCCCCGCTTGTTCTACCAAAATCGCCTTGAGCGTTTGAAGTTGATTCCATTATAAATTTATAACGTAACGCAACTTTTTGCGCTTGTGTCATTGTTTTGATATTGGCGTTCATACCTCTTTCCATTGCAAAACTCTCTAAATTTGTCTGAGTCATAACAATACCCAACCTTTTTAAAGATTCGGTTTCTCCGGTAAAAACTCCCGCTAATGCAGTTGTCGCTTGGTCAATTCCTATGTTTTTAAAAGATGCTAAATCTCCGGCTAAACCAACCAAAGATGTACTCATATCAGATGCAGCGCTTTGATTTAATCCCATTGAGGTAGCCATATCTCCAAATAAAGCAGCCATATCTAAAGCACTACCTTCTGCAATACCAAATTGTTTTAATGTAGTTTTTGCAAAGTCTTTTACTTCTTGCTTAGATTCGCCAAAGGCAACATCTACTTTATTCATTGACTCTTGAAAATCACTTGCAAACTTTACTGATGCGCCACCGGCAACGGCTAAAGGCAAAGTCAATCTAGTTGATAGCGACTTCCCAACGCTTTGCATCTTTGAGCCAAAATTTGATAATTTAGAACTCGCAGAACTTAGCGCATTTTTTAACTTGGAGGAATCTCCGGTAATATTTATTTTTAAATTCTGTTCGGCCATAGTATTAAATAAGTTGAAACAAAAATACAAAAAAAAAGACGCTTTTATTTTAACGTCTTTTTATTAGTCATTGATTGATATTTTGCCATAAAAGAATCCATTTGTTCTTTAGTAGATTTAGGCTCTGCCCTTTTCTTTTTTCTTGCAATATCGCTTGGTAATTTAAATAAATCTTCAGGCTTTAACATCTGAGATTTTTTCTCACATTGGACATTGTGAATCATTACGGCAATGTAACGAGTTTGCTCCCAATTTAGATTGATATTGTTATGATAGTGTTGAGCAATTAAAGCATTTTCCCTCCAAGTTTGCCGCCAAAAATCGTCAGGCTTAATTCCAACTAATCCAATGTAGTGATCAGTTAAACTTTCAAAATTTATTGTTTCTTTGACGGCTGACGCTTTCCCTTAGTTTCAGTTTCGCCATTTAAACTATTACCTAGAATTTTAGATTGTAACATTACCTCAACAATCTCATTTATTTTTTCGGCGTCTAATTCATCTAACCAAGCGCCAACAGTAAATAAATTATAATCTATTTCGTTACCTTTTTCTTGGTCGTTTGCTAAGATTGCTGAATAAACTAAGGCTCTTAATCCTTTTATTGATATTCCGTTTTGAAATGCTCCGCCAATATCGGCTAAACTTATTCCTAATTGCTCGGTAAATTCCGACCAAAAGTTCATTGAAAAATGTAGAGTTCTGTTTTTGTTACCGACTTTGATGTCAATGTAACCCCTTTTTTTGTTTGTCATTTTTTAAGGTTTAAAATTAATAAAAAAAAACCGTCGCCAAATAATGACGGCGGCCTATATGATAAAAACTAATTATTATTAGTTAGTTGATTTTGTGATTGCTCCGGTAATGGTTAAAGATCCACTATAAGTTACGGCAGCTTCCATCTCAGCAGACATTTCAACACTTGATAAAAATGCTTCAGCAGTATAAACTGCATCTCCAGTTTCAGCAGTTCCAAATACGCAAGTTAATTGAGTTCTAGCTAAAAGAAAATCAGCCATTTCAATAGCATTTGACGCATCGTCATATACTACTAATCCCTCGAAAGAAATTTCTCCACCTTTTACGCCTCCAATATACTCAGAAAAGCCGTTTGAATCTTTAGTTGTAGCTTCCGGCGTGTCCATTGATAAAGACATTGAACAACTTGTAGTATGTCCAACTGTGGCACCTTCCACTGTTAAAATTAAGTTAGTTCCGTTAAATACTCCGGTTGTAGCCATTTATGTAATTTTTAATATTATTAATTTTGTGTAAATATACGAAAATATTTATTTATGAAAATAGTTCAATTTATTGTCCTATTATTTTATTTATCATTGTTTGTATCTCTTTAGGATCTACATTTAATCTCATTGATAAACCGCCTTGCCATACTCTTTTTAGTTTATTGCTTTCATCAAACAATATTATAGCCGGTACAGATTTTACTTGTTGTTTAAACTTCTTTGGTTGGTCATCATAATTAACTTTTAAAACCCTTACGTTTTTAAGTGTGCTTAAATGTTTATAGTCATTGCTTTTATTCCAACTTGAATTAACATACAATAAAGTAACCTTTTGAGAATATAGATTTAAAGAAAATAAAAGTAATATTACAAGTAAAAAAGTTTTCATAATTTATCTTTTTATTATTTGAAATAGTTTCTCATCAATCTTGTCTAACTTGTCGCTATTCTTATTTACCTTTTCATTGATGTTTATTATCGTTGTACGAACTAATTCATCTTTTAATTCATACTCTGATTTCTTTATCTCTGGCTCCGGTAATTGCTTTGCTAGTTCTATATCTGATTGTAAAGCGAAATAAACAGATGCAATGGAAACTGCACCAGTAACAATAATACCAATAGTTTTTAAGTCTAGTTGTACTTGTGTATCTTCTGATATTTTATTAGCCATTTTTATTTTGTTTACTCATATTAATAATTTTCATAATTGTGTACACAATAGATACTAAAAGTAAGGTTAATTTCAGCCATTGTTCTATGTTGGAAAAACTAACCATAAAGGTTATTAAGTTTAAAGCACCCAATTTAATATCTTGCATATCCACGTTATTAGATTTTGTGTGATTCGTAGTCTAATCCAAAGAAAGAATGTACACCATTACCTTCAACATCAACTGCGTAAGATTTCCAACCATAAGGATGGTCTACTGATGTTACTTCTGGAGTTACTATCATACCTTCTTCATCTAAAACTGCTTCTTCTTCTATTGTAGTAATATCTGCATCGTTCCAACATACGTCAATATGCCAACCTTCTGATAATACTGGAGCAGTAGTTTCTTCTCCTTCTTCGTCATATTCTCCTTGTTCAAGAACAATATTTCCTAGTTGTACAATAGTACTTTTGTGAGTTGGATATTCGTTTCCATCTTCATCTGTTGCAGTTCCAAGAGCATCTATTTTACTTTGTGCTTGTTCTCTTGAATCAAATTCGTATTTTGCTATTCTCATTACTTATTTATTTTAACTTTTGGTTATAACTATTGGTTATTATATTATCTGTATAGTTTTTTTAATTTTCTTATCTTATTTACTTCCTTATGTAAAGATTTACTCTTGTTGTTATTATAAGTGTATTTGTTACACTTGTGTTAATACTTGTAATTCTTGGTCTGTTAATGCGGTGTTGTAAAGTCTTACGTCTTTTACGTTTCCGTAGAAGTCTGATGTACCACTACTTGCTTGAAATTTTAATGTAGTAAGTGTATTAGCAGAGATAGTAT